TGCCTAGGGTTGACCGGAAAACCGAACCCCATACCTGTTATCCAGGTTGCGATTGCCAGGCGGAAAGCCGCACGGTCCGGCTGGTTATCCCTGGCCAGCCGGTAACCAAGAAGAACTCCCAAGTGGTTCGGTGCGTCAACGGCAAGCCAGTAGTGCTCCAATCGAAGGCTTACCGGCAATACGAAAAAATAGCCTTAGAGGCACTCAAAAACTACCATGGGCCCAGGTTCAACGGGCCGGTGGAGGTCACGGCGCATTACTGGCTCAAAAACAACCGCCGGCCGGACCTGAATAACCTCATGGCGACAAGCGCGGATATCCTGGAGAAAGCCGGAGTGATCCGCAACGATCAGGATATTAGCTCTTGGGACGGTAGCAGGATTTTGGGGACAAGCCTGTATCCTCGGGTGGAAATCACCATCAAACCAATGTCAACAAAGTTATGGGGATTGTGAATCATAGCAACACAAGGTCAGGCTTGGCGGGGCGCGGCGGGACATGGCACGGCAAGGCAAGGCATGGAGGTAACGGGCGGTAGGATGGGCATGGGCTTTCAATAATGCGGGAAGAAATTCTGATCGGAATCAAAGAAATCAGCAATTTCTTAAACCTCCACCCGCGCACCTGCCTGCGCTACCTGAAAGCCGGGAAAATCCCCGCCAAAAAAGATATCTTGGGGCGCTGGGTGTTCTTCGTCCAGGATTACTATACTCCTCTGCGGAAAAAAACCGATAACCAGCAACCAGAAACAGATGAACCAAAAGGAGACACAGACGAAGACCTACGCCGGGGTGAAATGGGGCCTGCTACAGCCCACAGTCATCCTGGTGGCAATACACCACCCCCCACCGGAGGACCGAATACACCTGTTTCGGGAACTCTATCGCCAGGAGCTCTACCTGGAAACCTTTCTGCAAATCGCCCTGGAATGGCAGAAAGAACTGAGGATCAGAAAGTTTTTCTGCGACCCAGCGGAACCGGAATTTATCAACAGAATGAGGCGGGCCCGGCTCCCCGCGGTGGCGGCCCCCAAGGAACAGGATTTGGCGCGGAACCTGATTAAACAACGTTTGGCAAACACCGCCAACGGCAAACCGGGAGGGCTGACTGTCTCCCGGGACTGCCCGAACCTCATTATGGAATTCTGGCGCTACCACCTGCCGGAAGGCAGGACCAAACCGGCAGATGCCGATACCCACGGCCTCAAGGCCCTGCACTTCCTGATCCTGGGACTGAGCCTGGAGGCGACGCCGCGAGTGAGGTGGCTGTGATCTTCACCAGCAATTTCAAAACCGCCGGCCATCTGCCCCAAGCGGTGGCCATCTGCCGGGGCCTCCCCAAGGGCTGGATCGGCAGGGTCTATCGGCCCCTGGCCCCCTCCTGGGCCCTGATCAAAGCCGGATTGAACGAAGAGGATTTCATCAGAGCCTACAGAGCGGAAGTGTTGGACAAGCTGGATCCGAAAAAGGTGCTCCAGGACCTGGGCGGCGACGACTTTATCATGCTCTGCTGGGAACCCGCCGGCAAACCCTGCCACCGGCGCATAGTGGCGGTCTGGCTGGAAGCCAACCTCGGGATCAAAATCCCGGAGTTCGACCTGAGGCTCAAAGCCCACCAGGATTGGTTGAGAAAAATGCAGGAGGAACCACAAAAAACATGATGAGCATAGGAACCGGCAACATCATCACCAAAGAGCTGGAATGCCAACTAACAGCGGAAGAAATCCGCAACCTGGGGGTTGCCCTGGCCAACGCCATCGGCGAACTGGACAGCCTGGATCAAGAGAAGGCCACCTTTATGGCCGACCTCAAAAGCCGTCGGAAAGACGCCCGGGCCAAGATGAAACTTCTGGCCGAGAAAATCCGCACCGGCTCCGAAATGCGCCTGGTTGAATGCCGGATAGAAAAGGATTTCCTGGCCAACGCGGTGCGCACCTACCGCCTGGACACCGGCGAACTGGTAGAAGAGCGGGCCATGACCCCGGAAGAGCGACAGATGATGCTGGTGCCCGAAACCGAACCGGCGGGCACGAGACAAATTGAGCTGGCGTGAGCATGCTGGACTTTCGGGATAACACCATCAGAAGCCTCAAGAAAAAAGGATACCGGCTGGTGCGGGAAGATAAACAAGGCGTTTATCTCCAAAAAGGCGACACCAAGGTCTATGTGGACGAGATCGGCATCTTTGTCTATCGCTTTTCCCACGAGCAAAGGCGGTGGATCAGGGAGTCCGGCCACGTCTTTCTCAATGCGCCGTTAGCTTACATATGACCATGGCGGATGACGTCCTGGCCAGATACCGACACGAGCCTATCGGGGAAAAGGTTTATGCCCTCCTGGCGAAACCGCGTCTTTTTTCCCTGGCCCTGGCCTGGACGGTGGTGGCCAAAGAATTTTCCCCATCACCTAACAGTAACGCTGACCTGGATGTGCTGTGGGACAAGGTGAAATTCGACTTTGCAGAGCTGCAGGATCTGGCCGGCTTGTCCGCCCTGGAGACAATCCAGGGGTTCAATGTGCTCCGCAAAAACCGGATCATCCTGCCGGACGGCACTTTGAACCAATACGCCAAAGCTTTGATCAGCGGCAAGGTTAAGGAATCCCTGGACGCCCTGTTCCCCAAGGGCTCAAGACTGCAAAAGGAACCCTGACCGGGGGTCGTCTAGCAGGTAGGACGCCCGACGCTCTATCGGGAAATCGGCGGTTCGAGACCCCGCCCCCGGTCCACCTATGACGGCCATGAACAATCCGGGCAAAATCTTTCTGGGAGTCACCCCCAAGCCGCACCGGGATTACTTGCTGGAAGCCTTCAAGCGGCTGAAGGACTCGCACCCGGTGCTGGTGACCCCCTGCGTCGGCCGATTTACCATCCCCACGCTGGCCGTGCAGGCCGGCTACAAGCCGGAGAACCTCATTTCCAGCGACATCTCCCTGTTCAGCTCCGTGCTGGGCTGCACCATCATGGGTCTCCCCTTGACAGACCTCCAGGTGCAGTATCACGCCCCGGAGCTCCAGTTCCTCAAGGAATATTCCGGCACTCCCTTGGAAGGCGGGGCGATCCTCTACGGGATGAAAATCTGTCAGATCAAAACGCACCTTTACTACAACCTGGCCATCAGGGAAGAAATCCTGCGCCAGCCCCACAAGCAGATTGAGAAGACCCAGCGGGACATCAATCAGATTGCGGCACCGCTCAAAGGGTCCTCTTACCGCATCAAAGACATCTTTGAGGAGCTGGAGGGGTGGTGGGACAAGGAAAACGCCGTCATCTTCATTAACCCCCCGGCCTTCAAAGGCGGCTACTCCAAGATGTTTGACCTGCGCGGCATGATGAGCTGGAACGAGCCGCCCATCCCCGAGTTTGACCCCACCACCGGCTACACCCCCATCTATAACAAGATGCTGGAAGCCCCAGCCGTGGTCATCCTGTACCAATACCGCAAATGCCCGGAAGGCTGGGAAGACCGCGCCATCTTCGGCTACGAATACATGAAGGACCGGGTGGACTACCTGCTCACCAATAAACCGGAGCTTTTCGAGAAACGAGCTAAGGGCCGCACCAAAACCAAAATCGAACCCGGCGGCTACCCCCTGCTGTTCGAACACCACACCATCACCCGGGAGAGCAAGATCACCTTCCGCCCCACCAGCGGCAAGGTGGCCCTCTATTACCGGGACCTCTTCGCCCACAAGCTGGGAGCCACCAAAGCCCACATCTTCTATCTTGCCTTCATTGACGGCTATCTTTTCGCCACCCTGGGTTTCCATCCCGAGGTGGCCACCACCGGCTACCGACCTTACATCGAGGAAACCTTCGGCTTCTGCGTCCCCAACCGCCGCTATCCCCGCCTGAACAAGCTGATGATGATGCTGATCTGCTCTGAGGAATTCAAACAGCAGATCATCCGGGATTACCCCAACATCCTCCTGTTCAAAGAGATGGAGGAGCTGCACACCAAGTGCATCACCACCTACCCGGAGCTGAAGATCAACCGGGGCATCCTGAAGCTGGTCAAGCGGGAAAAACTGCCGGACGGCCGCTACAAACTGGATTACGTAAGCAAATTCAAGCCCATGACCTACCAAGACTGCCTGATCAAATGGCTGGAGAGGGAAAAATATGGCTGAGTTTGTCTGCCAGGCGGGCCCCAACCTGGAAATCTGGCGAGTGCATGTGGACGAGGTGCGGGAACAGGACATCAACGCCCGCACCATGCCCCCCGAGATGTTCGACCGGCTGGTAAGCAACATCGGCAAAGAGGGCCGTTTGGAAAGCATCCCCCTGACGGTCAAAAGAGATGGCTATTTCGAGATGATCTCCGGCCACCACCGGCTCCGCGCCGCCAGGAGCGCCGGGATCACAGAAATCCTGGTGCTGGCTGACACCCGGGATCTGGACCGCAGCCGAGTGGTGGCCAAGCAGCTGGCCCACAACGCCATCGAAGGCGTGGACGACCAGGAAGTCCTCAAACGGCTTCTGGAAGAAATAACCCGGGTGGACGACCTCCTGGAAAGCTACATTGACCCGGACAGCCTGAAAGGCGTCAAGCCGGAAAGCGTCAACCTGGATGAAGTCATCCTGGACCTGGACAGTGTGGTGTTCACCTTCAGCTTCCTTCCGTCCAAGTTTGAGAAGTTTGAAGAGCTGGCCAAACTCATTCCGCCAAACTCTGATGCCGTGGGCGTCTGCCACAAAGACATCTTTGAAGCGTTCAAGGCAGCCCTGATCAAACTCGGCCGGACAGAGAACATTAAAAGCGTGGGGGCCATGATTGCCCGCATGACGGAACTGACCTTGGACTACGTCCAGAAGAAAGAAAGCCAGGAGACCCCGCAGACCCAATGATGCTCTTCGGCCCGGTGCCGCCGTATCGGTTCTGGGTGCGCACCCGGGACAGGGACCCGGAGCTCATGCCCTTGGTGAACCGGCATTACTACCGCAAGGCCGCCAGAGACCCTGGCAAGGGGTTTGTGGGCCCGGGCCGGAGCATTGTGCTCCGCACCCCCAAGGCGGACGCTGTGTTTATCTGGCTGTGGGCCCGACCTGAGATGCGGGGCGACGGCCTGGACTGCTATTACTGCACCGCCTTCCGGAACGAGTCACCCTTTCTTTCGTCAGAGATGATCAGAGAGGCAATGCGGATTGCGGTGGAGATATGGGGGCCCCCGCCCCGAGACGGGTTCGTGACTTACGTTGACCCGCGCCGGGTGCGCTCCACTAACCCGGGATACTGCTTCCTCAAAGCCGGCTGGCGGCGGGTTGGAAAAACTAAAAACGGCAAGATCAGGCTTCAGGCCCATGCTCTACCTGGGAATTGACTTCGGCTACCGGAACCCCTTCGCCTGCCTGTGGATCCAGCCCATTGAGGGAGGAGAACGGGTGCTGGTTTTAGATGAGCACTACGTGCGGTTCCGCACCACCATTGAGAACGCCCAGATCATCCTGAACCACCACCGACAGCAAGGCTACGGCCGCATCATCTGCGCCTATGCCGACCCCTCCGACCCGGACAAGCGGGCCATCCTGGAGGAAATCATGGGGATCCCGGTCAAAGCCCCCAGAAGGCCCGTGGAGGTGGGCCAGGAGCTGGTGCGGCAATGGCTCAAGGTGAGGCCAGACGGCAAACCTGGACTGCTCATTCACCACCGGTGCAGAAACCTGATCCAGGAGCTGAAAGGCTACATGACCCATGAACCCGGCAAGGGCCACCACCACGCCCTGGACGCCCTGAGATACTTCTTCGCCGGCTGGGAGGGGGCTTGATGGGCGGCTTCAAACTGGACCAGGGCAAGCTCCGCTGGGACCTTCTGCCCCCAGCGGCCCTCACCGAGCTGGTGAGGGTTTACACCTACGGCCTCGCCAAGGGCTACCCGGCCCGAAACTGGGAAGCCGGCATGGAGTGGAGCAGACCATTCGCCGCCCTCATGCGCCACGCCTGGGCCTTCTGGGCTGGGGAGGACCTGGACCCCGAGTCCGGCCTCCCCCACATGGCCCACGCCGCCTGGAACGCCCTGGCGCTGGTGGAATACCTGCTCAAGGGAAAGGGCCAAGACGACCGGCCACAGGAGAAACAATGAACGCCCCCGCATGGTTCAGGTGCGGCCACTGCATCTGGTGGAAAGCGTCCGCCGACCCGGGCGAAGGACACGGCTGCCTCTATACCGGCACCCCCAAGCCGACCTCTTACTTTTACCGTTGCCACCTCTGGACCTGCAAGCGTTGTTTTGCCCCCTGGAACGCCACAAGCCAATGCGAAAACGACATCATAAATCATCTTTTTTGTCGGCGTTTAGGTAGAAGTAAACCAGAGAGGAAATGAGAAGTGGCGGAATTAGAGTATGAGATGAAATGTCTCTGTGACACAGTCCATAAAAATGTCCCCAGGCCATCGAGATTTACTTGCCTGCCATGCGGCAGGGTGTGGCGAATATATTACCGTTGCCCCTTCAGTGAATGGTGGTGGCCCAGGAGAAATAAAAGACACCGGAACCAGGATTGTGACGCTAAAGAAACCGACATTTTAAAGGTGTGAAATTGTGGTTTCACAAAACCCCAAAGGGGGGACTGAGATTCAGACCATCTCCCAAAGCCGGCGAGAGCGAATTCTCAAGGCTTGGGAGATGTATGAGGGGGGCGCAAAAGTCCGTGAGATTGCTCAGTTTTTTGGCATCTCCCGGCGTATGGTGCACCATGACCTCAAGCTGGCCCCCAAGCTCCTAAAAGAGGAGGTGCAGACTCTCGACCCGGGTGAAATCCTGGCGAAAGAAATTGCCTTTTGGCGGCAGATCATCCGCCAGGCGATGCGGGGTTACGAACTGGCCCAGAGCGAAAATGCCAAGATCGGTTTTCTCCGGGTGGCCACCGAAGCTCGGGCCCGACTCCAAAAGTTTTTGCAGGAAACCGGGATCATCACCACCGTGCCCACCAGGATCAGCCTGGAGGAAGCCAACCCCTTCACCGATCCGGAGCTGCGCAAAAAATTCCTGGCCCTGCTGAAGGAGGCCCGTGAGAAGGGAGTGCCCCTGGGTGGCCTATGAGGAAAGGGCAAAGCATGGTGTTCAGGGTGCTGCGGGTAATGTTCATCGTGCTGGGGCTACCCATGTTTCTGCTGGCTCGGTTCCTGGAGTTCAGCGCCAGGGGGCTGGATAGACTGCTGGACAAGCTGGACGATTGCTTAGCAACGCTGGAGGACAAGACCCTGTGATCACCTGTCCCAGGTGCTTCCAAGAAATGCAGCCCTGGCCCTCCTGGTGGCGGGCTTGGTATTACTGCCCGGACTGCCGCCTGGCAGGCCACCTTGAGACCCTGGAGTGGATTAGGGTGGTGGTTCTCAAAGCTCAAGCCTGGCCTTTTAAAGAACATACTCAAAACACCAATAAGACAGAAAAAAATAACGCCGCACCACAAAAAACACACTTTACAATATTGTAGCGTTATCTTTTACAAAAAAGTATGTTTACCACCAGACCCCCAAAAATGATGGTTGCGTCCCACCATCCCCCACATAAATGCCACCTGTTTCCCACCACTTTGTGGGATGACAATGTTGGTGGCGTAACCATATATTTTAACAATAAAAACATGCCCTCGTCTAAGCTCCGCTATGCAACGAACCACGCACCACCTTACTATTACTATTCACTACCCAAAAGCCCGTCTCAGCTCATTAAAGACACGTCACGCAAAAACCACTTTGGCATAGATATGGTCATTAAAATGCCTAAATGGCACACAGCTTGCTACTGTGACTTTGTAATTTTCGGCATTATTACAAAATATTTTGGCCGATGTCCCATTGTCTATATGCGGCAAAACCTTTGCCGTTTTATAAACTGAAATGCAAAAGCCATGAATAATCTTCAGCCGGTCATTATTCCAGGATTGTCACAATTAATTGAATACTACCAGCAACATGGCTTCAGCAGTGCTGAAGAATTATTGGATTTTGTGGAAATTTTTTGGGGGCTGCATATCCCCCGGGTGGCGGTCTGTCCCGGGCATTGTGCTCCGGCGGATTACGTCACGGCCGCCTTTTTCGAGGACGACCTCAACAGCATCTGCTGGGCCAACCGGGGCGGCGGCAAGACGATCAACGGGGCTCTGACCGCCTGGCTGGATTCGCTGTTCAAGCCCGGGTGCGAGACCAAAATCCTGGGCGGCTCCGGCGAGCAGAGCCTGCGGATGTATGAGCACATCCGGAGTTTCATCACCCCGCCTTTCCAGCACCTGGTGGAGGGAGAAATCCTGCGCACCCGAACCCATCTGATAAACGGCTCCAATGTTCAGATACTCACGGCCTCGATGAAGTCGGTGCGGGGCCCCCACCCCCAAAAGCTGAAGCTGGACGAGATTGACGAGTTTGAGGACCGGATCTATGAGGCGGCCCTGCTCATCCCGAAATCGGCCCGGGGGATCAGGGCCTCGGTGCAGATCTACAGCACCATGCACAAGCCCTACGGCCTGATGAACCGGGTGGTGACTGAAGCCGCAGAGAGCGGTTACCGGCTGTTCAAGTGGTGCGTCATGGACGTTCTGGAGCGGTGCGTGGACCGGGACTGCGAGACCTGCGACCTCTGGGAGGACTGCGAGGGCCGGGCCCGGAACGCTGACGGCTACTACCCCATAGACGATGCCATCACCCATAAGCGTCGGGTTTCCCGACAGACCTGGGAAGCGGAGATGCTCTGTAAAATGCCCAGCCTGGAGGGCTTGATCTATAAAGAGTTCGACTTGGCGGTGCATGTGGTCTGAAAAGGATTGGCCTGATGATCATAGAACAATTGAGCCAGGAAATCAGGGACAGGCTCCGTTTGCACCGGTGCCGGCACAAAGCCTGCGATTGCTACCGGGCCTGCGAACTCCTGTCCACCCTGGAAGCCTTGGCCCGGGTCAGGTTCCCTTGGCATCCGGATTTGATTGTCCCTGAGGAAAGCGAGCTTTCCCAAAAGCAAATGAAAGACCCGAAATAAAAGAGCATCAGCGAAGTAAGCACATGAGGGGCGTTTAAAAGCTCTACCGAGTCTTCTTCTCTATAATCAAGCAACATCTATATAATAATGCCAAATAAAAATCCCTATAACGTTGGGAAATGGTGTAGTATTGTCTTTTTTCATAACAACACGGAGATGTTTGGCATGTTACATTGTATCGCAAGACCAAATTTTTATACGTCTGCCTTTTTGCGGGTAAAAATTATGATACAAAGCAACACCTTATAAATACAATGCATTTATGCATCATATATGTCACTATTCTCAAATGTAAAAATTTTTATACGATTCCGCCCTTTCTAAGGCATAAAAGCGACCGAAAAATGA